CAGCTGCATGAGGACTTTAATAAAACTAAGATCCGTAAAGCAGTAGCAGAATGTCTTATCAACGCTGCTGTGTTTGGTACAGGTGTTGCTGAAGTTGTTTTAGCAGAAGAAAAAGAAATGTCTCCTGCTACTCAACCTATTATGAATGGAGACTTAACAGCTGTTGGTGTTAACATTCGTGATCGTGTTGTAGTTAAACTACGCCCTGTAATGCCTCAAAACTTCCTCATTGATCCTGTAGCAACCTCTGTAGATGATGCTCTAGGTGTAGCTATTGATGAGTTTGTATCACGTCATACTGTTGAGATGCTTCAAGAACAAGGTGTATACCGTAAGGTTTACTTAGGAAACGCAGCAGAAGATTTTGACATTGAGCCTGATCAAGAACTAACAATGTATCAGGATGACAAGATACGTTTAACTAAGTACTACGGTCTAGTTCCTCGTCATCTGTTAAAAGAATCTGAAGAGTACGTAGACCTAGAAACAGAAGAAGAACAAGAAGACAGCTATTATGTAGAGGCTGTTGTTGTTATTGCTAATGGTGGTATTGTTCTTAAAGCTGACGCTAACCCCTACATGATGCAAGACCGCCCTGTTGTGGCCTTCCCTTGGGACGTAGTACCTTCACGTTTCTGGGGACGTGGTGTTTGTGAGAAAGGTTACAACAGCCAAAAAGCACTTGATGCAGAGCTTCGTGCGCGTATTGACGCACTAGCGTTAACTGTTCATCCAATGATGGCTATGGACGCTACACGTATTCCTCGTGGTACTAAACCAGAAATTAGAGCAGGGAAATTATTACTTACCAATGGCGACCCTAAAGAAATTCTTAATCCGTTTAACTTTGGTAATGTGTCTCAGATTACCTTTACACAAGCTCAAGCCCTTCAAGGAATGGTTCAACAAGCAACTGGAGCAGTTGACTCCGCAGGAATCGCTGGAAACATTAACGGTGAAGCAACTGCGGCTGGCATATCTATGTCTCTGGGTGCTATTATTAAGCGTCATAAGCGCACTCTTATAAACTTCCAAGAGTCTTTTTTGTTGCCTTTTGTGCAAAAAGCAGCATATAGGTATATGCAATTTGAGCCTGAACTGTATCCTGTTAAGGATTACAAGTTTAACGCTACAAGCTCGTTAGGTATTATTGCTCGTGAGTACGAAGTGACTCAGCTTGTACAGTTGTTACAAACCATGCAACAAGACAGCCCACTGTATCCTGTATTGATTCAATCAATCATTGACAACATGAACCTATCTAACCGTGAAGAACTGATTGCTACCATGAAGAAAGCAGCAGAGCCTGATCCAGCAGCTGCAGAGGCCGCACAAGCGTCTCAGCAAGCTCAGATGGCTTTCCAGAACGCTCAGACTGCTGCCCTACAGGGTCAAGCTCAAGAGTCTCAGGCACGTGCTCAGAAGCTATCAACAGAGGCTCAGCTTCTTCCAATGGAGCTTGAGATTGATCGTCTCAAAGCAGCAACCACAAACATACGACAAGGCGAAGAAGATGATCGAGAGTTTGAACGTAGGCTCAAGATTGCTGATCGCTTATTGAAAGAAAAAGAAATAGACTTGAAAACCCAAGGAGGCCAAGCAAATGGTAGTATCCCAAGCCCAGCTCAACAAAGCACTGGAGGAGATCAACAACAGTTACAGCAAGCTCTTACAGCGGCTGGAGGAATTGGAGGAGAAGGTCAATGAGCAAAGACCCAAGACTGGAACGAGCAGGGGTAAGCGGTTACAACAAACCGAAGAAGACTCCTAATCATCCAACTAAGTCTCACGTAGTTGTTGCCAAGGAAGGCGACAAGGTTAAGACAATTCGTTTTGGCCAACAAGGTGTGTCTGGAGACAAAAAGCCCACAGCACGTCAGAAGTCCTTTAAAGCTCGTCACGCTAAAAACATCTCCAAGGGTAAGATGTCTGCGGCTTACTGGGCAGACAAGGTGAAATGGTAATGGCTAAACAAGGTTTATACGCAAACATCCACGCTAAACGTAAGCGTATTAAAAAGGGTTCAGGTGAACAGATGCGGAAGGTAGGCTCTAAAGGCGCACCCAAAGCATCAGACTTTAAAAAAGCAGCTAAAACAGCAAAAAAGAGGAAGTAATTATGCCATACGGTAAAGGTACATACGGTAACAAACGCGGTCGTCCTGTAATGTCAGGAAAAAAATCTACTGATATGCCAACTAAAGATCCAGCTTCAAAAGTCGCTGCATCTCAACAGGCTGCAGATGCTGCTCGCCAGCAAAAAATAGCAGCAGCACAAAAAGCATACGAAGCAACCAACAAGGTGTACGGCTCTAAAGCAACGCCTTCTACTAAGCCACCTAAAGCTACTACAACTCAGAAAACTCCATCAGCACAAAAGCCTGTAGCGACTACGTATACTAAGCCACCTAAAGCTACTACAACTCAGAAAACTCCAGCAGCTCGTAAGCCTGTAGCAACTCGTAAAGCTCCTGCACGTAAGCCTACTACTCGTAAAGCTCCTGCACGTAGGACAACTGCACGTAGAAAGTAAATAGTTTACAAAAAATTAACTTGACTTTTTACTAAAAGTATGATATAATATACTCATACATAACATATAAAGACTGTCCTGTCAATAGGAGAAACAGTAAAAATGACACCAGAAACTGAAAAGTACTTTAGAGACTTAAACGATATGTTCCGTTCAGAAGGATGGAAGATATTAACAGAAGACATGAAAGCTTCTTTAGCTACTGTCAACTCTGTAGAGTTTGCTAAAGACGAGCAAGACCTTTTCTTTCGCAAAGGACAACTTGCTGTAATGAACAACATTCTTAACCTTGAAACTCAAGTTGCAGCTGCTCAAGAGATAGCTGAACAGGAAGATCAAGATGAGAATATTTAGAGACTTTAAGTGTCCTAACGGTCACGTAACAGAACACTATCTTAGCAGCGACATCGAGGTTACTAGGTGCGACTGCGGTGAAGATGCTAAGAAGGTGATATCTCCTGTTAAGTCTGTCCTTGATCCTATTAGTGGTGGCTTCGCTGGAGCGACCATGAAGTGGGCTAAGGAACGAGAACGGAAGATACAACAAGAACGGAAGGCAACTTCGTAAGAAACCTTCTACAAAACCAACCTCCATAATGCTAATGCACGGAGTTTAATAATGGCAGCAAAGCTAATAGATGAGCGTCCTGAAGAGGATAACGTAGATACAACCGACCTTAATACACAAGAAGAACAGTTCGAGCCTCAACAAGAGGTAACTCAAGAAACTGAAGATGATTTACCTGATAAGTACAAAGGTAAGTCAGCCGCTGAACTAGCTAGAATGCACCAAGAAGCTGAAAAGCTTTTAGGTCGTCAAAGCTCTGAAGTAGGTGAGTTAAGAAAGGTTGTTGATAGTTATATTCAGACACAACTCTCACAACAAAAAGAAGCACCAGAAGAAACTGTCGATGATGATATTGACTATTACACTGACCCACGAGCAGCTGTAAGAAAAGAAATTGAGAATCATCCTAAGATTAAAGAAGCTGAACAGTATACTCAACAGTACAAGAAAGCTACGGCTTTAGGACAGCTTCAGAGCAAACACCCAGACATGCAGACGATCCTTCAGGATAATCGCTTTGCAGATTGGATCAAAGCCTCTAAGATTAGGACTCAATTATTCGTACAAGCTGACCAACAGTATGACTATGAAGCTGCTGATGAACTGTTCACGTTGTGGAAAGAGCGTCAAGCAACTGTCAAGCAAACTGTACAGGCAGAGAAAGCAGGACGCAAAGAGGCTGTTAAGGCAGCTAACACTGGCAATGTCCGTGGCAATCCTGACTCTAAGTCACGTAAGGTCTATCGCAGGGCAGACATTATTAAACTTATGAAAACTGACCCAGACCGATACCAAAGCTTATCTGACGAGATCATGAAGGCTTATGCAGAGGGAAGGGTTAAATAGCTAACATTTAGGAGAATCTAATGGCTACTTCAACTTATCCAGCTACAGGCGGTTTTGTAGATAATACTTCAGCAGCAGTCTTTATTCCAGAGA